TATTATGAAACTGTTATAATAGAACCATATCGTTATGTTATAGGTCCAATATTAGACTTTCAAAATATAGAAGGACGAATATTTATTTATATAAAATGTTATGACGATGATGCCAATAATACAGGAACTTATTTTTGGGTTTATCGTTCTCAGAGTGAAGGATTATATCGTGTATTTTTTAAAATAATTCCTAATCGTAGTATAGAAAAAGGTTATGACTATACACAAGCAACTCTTGTTCATTTTAAATTACAGATTGCTTTAAACAAATATTACGATCTGCATTCTCCGAGAGGAATCAAAAATCCAATTCTCCTGAATACATTAAGTCGTCTTAATTATTTTGTTGGGAATATGTCTTATTTACAAGATGTTAGTTTTCTTGATACTTTTCCCGACCGGGCAAATATTGTCCCGTCATTTTACTCTATACCTAGTGAAAGAAATGCGGTATGGACAAACCCCGGTGGCGCATGGTCTGGATTAGTACATCATAAACCGATATACTGTGATAGAAATCGAGTTGCGCCACCAGGTCATCCAGCAACTGATTGTTTTTATGTTTGTCTTATACCTCCGACGGCGTATACATCTGTTCTGCCTATTCCCAATGTAACGATGGGAATGATAGGTCATTATTATATGATTGATGCTCATTATGGACCTATCATTCATATAGGATTTCCAATGAATAATCCATATTCTGGGATGGATAGTATTAAAGGTCAAGCAGATTATGATGAACAACTTACCGCTTATTTTCCAAATGATAATACCAATCCTAATTATAAATTTTCGAGACATGGCACGCAATTTGATACTACATATCCGTATATATTTTGTTTTACTACATGTTGTCTTACAATTCCTTGTCCATTCTTTTATTTATTTTTACACTATGATAAATATAGAAACACATTTTGGTTACAAGGTTTTCGTGATTTTACTACATTATTGTCAGCTGATCCGCTTAATCCGGCTAATACTGGTGTGTCTCGAGTATTGTCACCTGTTTTACATGTTGTTATGGGTTCAATGTTATCAGAACCTGATTTCTACCTGTTATCGTTACGTTACAATATATTAAATGTTGAACCTTTAAAAAATAATTTTTCATCCAACCCAGTAATTGATGAATATACAAAAAGCACTCAAGTATTAATGACACTTGGAACAAAAGAAAAGGGGACAAGTATTTACCAACCTTCTATAGATCCTTACCCAAGAAATTCGGCTGTTTTGGCATTTAAGTCATTCCGTGATAAAATTGGTCAAGTTAATATGGAGTATAAACGTAGAATAGTTCCAGAACATCCGGATAATGTAATAAAACAACGATCTATTGTTCGTGATAAGGTTCAAAAAAAAATTATGATGATACAGTTTATTGCGTATATTTTTTATTCTTTATCTCTTAACAATACACAGGAACTTGAACGTATACTTACTGATAATGGCGTTGAAACCAGATATCCAAATATTAGAACTAAATTTGTAGAGCTTGTAACAGAAATAAGACGATTGCGAACTTTTTTAGGATTAACAAACCCAACTAAAGAAGGATTGTTTAGAACAAATATTGGAAGTTTAAATGGAATAAACTTAGATGACCTTAAAAGTGAGTATATGAAAGCTTTTGGTTTTATTGATGCGTGTCCAAGCGTAGCAGCGACTGCTGTTATACAGTATTATTCATCACAAATTCTTGCTCCGACACCTTATAGACCATTTAATATTACCGAGTTTGAAGAAGATTTAATCGACTATGCTATTTTATGTTTAAAAAAAAATTGGTTAGGTGGAATTAAGAATAATGCGTATGAAACTGACACTACCGTGTTTGGTGACGTAGCGCATCGTAGATTATATTATTTAAATACTAATGGCGAGTTTATATATATGGGCGATGGTAACTTTAATTATTTTGATCCAAGTAATCCAAGGATTTTTGATCCAAGTAATCCAAGGATAATACCTAGACCTATTACCGATCTATATGTTCATACATCTTCCTTTGATGAAGTAAAAAGGGAAATAGCTGAACCACCTACACTTCAAACACCTACAGTTGATTATTCTGTTACGGTGCTTACATTGGCAAATATATACCGATTAGACTGCTACTATAAAAAAATACCAGGTAATATAGTTAAATCTATGTCTATAATATACCAAGTATCAGGCACAGTTGTTTATACACGTGATGTAAATCCGAAAATTTTACAGGCTATGGATATGCAAAAAATACCACTCAGTTTTTTACCTGATTTACCAGATGTATTAACAGATGATAAAATACCAGCTGTCTTAAGAGGGAACGCATATGATCCATTACTACCTTTTGAAAGGAGAAAACCAACACCTCGTGCTCAAAATACAACTGAAGCCACATTAAAACTACAAGACAGACAAAAACGACTAGCTATACCAAACATTACGGTTGTTGGTGGGACTAGGGTTGGTGAAAAGCGAAATAGGCTACAACACCAAAGTGAAATTGAATACCGACAAGACTTATCACAAAAAAATGCTATATTAGACGAAAAGTTAAATAATAATCGAAATAAAAAAGATGCTTTGGATCTATTAGAAAGTGAATTAACAAGATTTAAAGCATTACCGGCTGAAGGGCGACTTTATTCATTTTTAACTTCTGGATATACTTCTTGTGCTACGCATAGACGAGTAGCATCTTATGGTGGTTTTTTTGCCGGAAAAATGATGGATTATTTTTTTGAACAATATAGGCAACTACCCTTTTTTTTAAACTATTTCGACAGTTACCTTAGAATCTGTATTCAGTATGCTACAACCGCCCTTATATATGATGCGAAAGTTCCTCCTTACAATTTGATACAACCACAACAACAACCTCCTGGTGATCAACCACTGCCTCCTCCTTCATTTACACTTCCATTTTTTCAACATTTTAAAAAAATGAGTATTAGCTTTTTTGCTGGTGTTCCTCACGATGATCCAAGAAATGCTGATTATATTAAAGATAAGTTACAACAAAAAACAAATGATATAAAAGCGATATCTGAATTTTTAACTAAGGATTTTATGATAGATGAAGGAGCAGATGATGATATCCAATATGTTGTAGATTATTTTAGTCAACCATCGGCTTCTAGTGATATTACAGAGTCTAATGCTACAATTTCAACTACTAGTTCAACGAGATCTGAAATATTTTGTAGTTTTGATTTAGAAAATATTACTAGTAGTGATGCTTTGTGTGTTTTTCTAACACAAAAACCTCTTGAAAATTCCGAATGTGGAGACGATGATTATCAACACTTAAGCGATGACGACGATGACGATGATGACAATGATGACGATGATGACGATGATTACAAGGATCCAAAGGATAAAAGACCACAAAAAGAAGAACCACAACAACCACCATCAAAAAAGAATAGGGTTACTAGTGGCGGTAATAATATCCGACTTACAACTGTAGCTGCCACCAAAAGGAACATAAAATATAATTCAAGATCATCTCCTAAGCGTAAAAGCAAAAGCAGACATAAACGAAATAGCAAGGTTACAAACAAGACGTTTTGTAGAAAGCGTAAGTCTTACTTATCACGCAAGCCGTTCAAGAAACAAACTCTTAGAAAAGGCGTTAAACGTTAGATGTGGGAGAAATTGTATAATTCACTGTATAAATCTTAATATAAAATATGAATATAAAATACACATATAATGCACATATAATGCACATATAATGCACATATAATGCACATATAATGCACATATAATGCACATATAATGCACACAAAATTGAATCTATTATAATAGAATATTCTTAAATTCATATACAAATAACATAACATATAACTGTTTAAAAAAACAACTATATATTATACAAAATGCCATTTTACGCAGTTCACAAAGGGAAGCGCCGTGGTATATATACCGACTGGAATGAATGTAAGAAGAATATTTTCGGTGTGAAGCATCCTGTTTTTAAGAAGTTTGGCACGAAAGAAGAAGCCGAGCATTTTCTGATCCACGGGTTCGGCACCAAGACTAACCAGTCGATGTTGGATACTCTTGGAAAAAGCAATGATACGCCAAGCGCGGGAGATAATGCGAAAATCGATGGGAATAATGAAAATGGTGAAATTGCGGAAATTGCGGATGCGAACGCAAATCCAAAAAAGCATATCATTTACATATTCACTGATGGTTCTCTTATTCGTAAAAAAAGTAAAAATGGGGCTGCGCGAATATTATGTGGTTATGGAATATATATTCCTGCTTATGGTTTAATGGAAGAATTACGTTATGCCGGAACAATCCGCGATAATAAAACAAACAATCGTGGTGAATTAAAAGCAATCATCGATGGTCTGAATTATATATTATGTTGTATAGACGAGACGGTGGGGAGCGTTGCTGTGGGTGCGGCGGCAGCGGCGGCGGCAGCACCTGATGCCGAATTCCTGCACAAAAATGATAAATTAAAAGAAACACAAATCATCTTATATACTGATTCATCTTATTCCAAGCTGATATTAGGAGACACTGGTGTAAAATATAGGAAAGCAGGTTATCTCGTTTCTAAAAAGAGTGGCGAGGAAGTAAAGAATGCGGATATGGTCCAAGAGATAATGGAAATCCGTGACAGAATCGCAGCATATGGTATGGAGCTAGTTGTGAAGCACGTTTATGCGCATACGAACCTCGACACTTTTGAGGCAAATGGTAACCGATTAGCGGACGAGTATGCGAATATAGGCGCAAATCGGCCATAACGACAGTAGCAGCAGCAGCACAAAAAAAGGTTTAAGGTTTAAGGTTTAAGGTTTATTTATACACGCGTTGACATACGATTACAAATTTAATACTTCATCCGCAAATATTCTTTTTTTGTTCTGAACATTTGCCGTGTAAGCCTCGATTGTATCGATATCGATACGCCCATTAGTATCCGCGTGAGTGTCAACATAAAGCTTAAATGGCTCCATAATGAATCGATACACAATGACGGGATCTTTTTGTCCGAAACGATGACACCGTGCGATTGCCTGGTCCTCTACTGACGGATTCCAGTCCGGGCTAACGAAATATACCTCCGAGAATTGCTGAAGATTCAGGCCTTCGCAGCAGGTTTGGATTTGTAAAATGAGCACATCGACATTGGCGTCCAGCGCAAGAATGATGCGGCGTTCGCTTTCCTTGGTTCGCCCGTCCAAATATCGCACATTAAGCTCCGGCGATTTGGCAATTATGCACTCCTTAATGTAGTCGATTTCACCCCTAAAATGGCAAAACACGATCTTGCGTTTGCCGTTATCTTTGCGCCCGAGGATTGTTTCGACGACTTTAGAAATCTTGCTACAATAATTCGCATCTTCTATGGGCGGCATTTGTGGAACAGATCGACGACACGCCAGGCGAGGATAAATACACGACTGTTTTGCCTGAATCATACGACCTATTTTTGCTTCTGATGGCTCGGGAAACCAACGCGGAGCCGTGTCGCGGTTAATGTCTGGGAGGGCTGGGGGCGTGGTGGCGGTGGCGGTGGTGGTGGATGCTACTGCACCTTCATCGGCGACAGGGGCAGGCATCAAGCACGCGATCCCGCTATGTAGGATGCGCGATAATAGCATTTCCGAGTTGCTTTCCCATTCCACGTTGATGGTATTGACTGTGATAGGCGGAAGTGTAAGGCCGACGCTTTTTTTGGTGCGCTTAAGCACGAAAGATGCGACGATTTCGCGAAGATTGTGCTTTTCAGTATAATATGCTGCGTCTAGACCGAGAAGCGTGCACAGAGAATAGAAGTCGTGAATCGAGTTTTGGATTGGCGTGCCGGTAACAAACCAGCGAATATTCGCTTTCAATGTAGAGACGCTTTTAAATATCTGCGTATTTTTGCTGCGAAGGTGATGTGCCTCGTCAAAGATGACGCGATCCCACACGAGACCATAAAGGCGATTATTTGGGGCGCGGTGGTGGGGATAGGGATAGGGATGTGTCGCTGTCGATACACTTATATCTCGGCGAACCATATGCCCATATGTCGTGATGATAACGGGTGCTTTTGCAAGCGCATCGTCGGTGATTTTTCGCTTATCAGGGCCGTAGTAAATGAGAGCCTTGTGTCCGGCATTTTTCAGGATTTGTTGCTCCCATTGTTTTACGAGAGCGACGGGCAAGACGACTAGTGTTCGGGGCTTGAAGTTCGCAATAATAAGACCGATCATCATTATTGTTTTTCCCAGACCCATTTCATCAGCGACGATGCCTCCGCGCGCTAACGGAGCTGCCGGTGACGACGAAATCTCATTGCGAAGACAAAATCGGATCCCTTCTGTTTGATACTCCTTCTGTTCAAGGTTTGCTGCTGCGAGAAAGTCGTGAAAATATGAAACAGACTTACCTATTTGTTTTTCATTTTCGGGATTCAGGGTTGGTGTTGGTGTTGGTGTTGGTGTTGGTGTTGGTGTTGTGGCTTGTTCCATCGTGGTGTGTAGCGTATACGAAAATAATTGATAAAGTTATCTACCAATTATTTTATCGCTATTTTCCATTTCAATTTCCCGATATCATATATTCGGCTTATGGGTTATATCACCTAGTGAAAAGTAAGAAGATATGTAAATTTATTGAGATCACCCAATATTTCGTCGCGAATATTCAGCAAATCGGAATTTGCCGGATTCTTAAAATATGGCGCATTTGACATATTAACTAAATACGCTTTAAATATTTCAATACACTGCTTAAATATTTTAACATTTGTATAATCGTAAAAAGGGATATGATGAGTGGATGATAAATTAAACCGTTTTCCTGTTTTACCGAGAATCGTTTCCATAAATTCGTCTATGCGGCCATTTAAACTCTCATATAATTCATCTGTGGCTTTATGTTCAGGATAGCTCAGTGTCTTCCAGTGATATACCTTGATGATATTTAAAAATTCGATGAATTTCAGAACAAGTTCATTTTCGGTATATTTATGTTTACTATTACACGAAGATGCCAATTTTCTCTTCATATTTTTGCGTGTTTTAGTTGCCATTTAGCGTATACAAAGGATGGTAATAGGGATATATTATATAGTATGTAAATATAATATTTATTTTGATTTTTGGGTAGAATTGATTGGGATTTCTTGAAACGGAAAATTGAAATGTCATTGGAATGTAAAATAGAATATAGTGAACTTCAAATACACAAACTCGAACATCAAATGTCGTCCTCGTCCTCGTCCTCGTCCTCTCGTGCCTCTACTTCCTACACCTATGGTATCCCCGGTTCTCAAGTCACGATCAATCTCAAAAAGAGCGGAAATCATTCTTTGATTCTGTCGCGTGGCAATTCCAAGACTTCTTCCAGCGTTCCCGTCGGCACTCGCAAATTTCACGACGGTTGGGTCCGTGCTGCCGATATGCCGTTCTGTAAGGTCTGCTACGACGCCGGTCTGCCTGTCGCTGATTACACCAGTCACTACGTGAAGGACCAACCCGGTCCTGACGGAAAAGTCGTGTGCCCTACGCTTCTTGCGCAGAAATGTCTGAACTGTGGTGTCCCCGGCCATACAACAAACTACTGCCCTGAAAAGCTTCGCGGCGAAAGGGAGCGTTCAGAGCGCGACCGCGAAGAGCGTGAGCGTGCCAAGAAATCGGTTGCTGCCGGCAAGTCCTGGGAAACTGTGGGATCGTCGTCGTCGTCATCATCAAGACCCCGAATCGAAGATATGGCTGCGAATACCAAGCCGAAATCGAAACCTGCTCCTGTCGCTGCGCCTGCTCCCCCACGCAAAACATACGGAGGATCATTTGGGTTGCTGAGTGTCGATGATTCGTCATCATCATCTGACGATGAGCGTGAACAAGCCGGTGTCCCGAAACCGGTTCTCCCGCAATGCTCCATCTTGACTGGTCCGCCTCCCGCTGTCGAGCCTGCCAAACCCCTCACTTGGGCTCAACGTGCCGCTGCGGCTGCTCAAAAACAGACCCCCCGTCCTGCCTCTACTGCTGCTGCTGCCGCGCCTCTCACCGATACCCGATTCCATCTTCACGCGTTGTGTGAGCGTGTTGAGATGGACAAGCGTGCTCTTGCGGCACCCAAAAGGTCGGCAGCGGCCGCCGTCGCAAGCGAGAGTTCCAAGAAGCGAAAACAAGAGTCAGCTATGGTTCCTGCCTAAATCGGTCGCAATATGTCACAATATAGGTAAGTAAATGACAGGTAAGAATAACGCGTGTGATATGATGTGATGTGTATATGTTCTAACACTTTTTTATTACAAGACGAGATTCTTGTAATAAAATAATAACACGCTCCCCACCGGGTTCGAACCGATGACCTTGTGGTTAACAGCCACACGCTCTACCTACTGAGCTAGGGAAGCACATAAATAAACTAATATTCACTAAAGAATATTGACCCGGTCCACATACCACCCTTGGAGGGACTCGAACCCTCGACCCCAGGATTAGAAGTCCTGTGCGCTATCCAACTGCGCTACAAGGGCAAAATATTACTTAATTGTGGCACCCAATATACATTTATACTATTTTTATATATTTTAAACGCATCACGACTCTCACCCCGATATAATATATACGTTTGTCTTTAAATTCGTTTTTACTTAATTGTTTATTAATTTATTTATTTTGCCGATTTATTTTGCCGATGTCAATGTCAAAAACATAGAAAGCCCGTCAACTGTTAGACCGCCGATACTGAAAATGATCAGGAAATAATCGAATAATGTTTTATTGGGTCTAAATGAGAGGACGAAAATAACGATTAAGAAACAGAAAAAGGCAATAAAGTCGCCATATTTGGGGATTTTTTGTAGGAATGTGCGTAGGGACATTTTTGTGTCAGAGTATTTATATTATATTAATAATAAAATTGATATAATATTTGTCGTTGATACTTATAACCTAAATATTTTTTTAATTTATTTATAATATCTACTTATAATATAATATCTACTTATAAATATAATGGATTTTAGGATGGGTCAGGAAGTCATATTAAATATGAAAGGGTGTAAGGATGATAAAAGAAGGAATGAACTGGAAACTAATATAATTAAAAAAGTCACAAGGACAGCAAATATGTTACGTGGAGTAATATTAAGTTATGAGGATAAAACAAATATGTATAATGTCCGATGGAACACATACGTTTCAGAAGGGGGGGAGATTGTCGATTACTGGATGCATCCTAGTGAATTACTAAGTTATGTACCAGGGACTGATCAGGGCAATTTTAATATTAGATACGGTGGTAAAAAGGCACGCAAATTACGAAAGTCAAGAAAGGCGCACAAAACTCGTAAAACGAAAAAAATGCGTAATTCTCGTCGTCGTATGCGACGATGAAGTTAAATTTTCTTGTATTAGAGGTTGGAATAAAAATTAATAATAACCCGAAAGTTATTATTAATGTTAATATTAAATTTGCGCCAAGCAGGGTTTGAACCTGCGCATCCTGAGATAGTGGGGCTTAAGTCCACCGCCTTAGACCACTCGGCCATTGACGCTAAAACATTTAAAAAAATATATGCTCCTTACGGGGCTCGAACCCGTGACCTCGGGCTCATAAGACCCGCGCTCTAACCAACTGAGCTAAAAGAGCCTCAGAACCATACCATATTTCGTGTCATTTTTATTTGATTTTGTTTTACGATTTTTACTTGATTTTGATTTTGTATAAGATTAAGAGTGAAGGTTAAAGTGCGTGTGTGTGTGTGAGTGAATAACATCACAGCCGTTGTGATGTTGTGCGCCGCGTTGCTACCAACTGTTTTTCAAACTAATAATGTTCGTTGTTTTTTGTTTGCTGTAAGTTGGTAATGAGGAGTGAAAGGAAAGGAGATGTGCCTGTAAAAAGAGAACACAAGTGTTAGTAAATACCACCCGCCGGTTTCGATCCAGCGCCGTCTTAATAATGAGTCAAGAATAACCGTCCAATTAGCCGGACATTGCTGTCAAAAAGTCATCAAACGGGGTTTACGTCCGCCAAGGAAGTGGTTTGTTGTTGTTTGTTGCGGATGGTGTCGCCCGGCGAAACCCCACCATCCAAAAGTTTCAAATAAGGTTTCTTAATAAAGGTAACCTACAGATGGCAGACTATTTCCTATTTAATGGTAAAAATATATTTATGGGTTTATGGTTTTTTTAATAATTATGATAACCCACAAATGACGTACCGGAAATAGTCAAAATATATCTATAGGAAGGTTCTGCTACCTGCCCCACGCTCGCAAATAGCTGTCTCATCCATATGCGAACTAAATCTGTTCTCATTTTTCGTTTAAAATATAAATCAATAGTGCACGATCTTGTTCCAATGCGCCCGAAAAGTCCCTCTAATTTTTACCGCCAGATGACGCATTGAAATAGTGAACCCCCAAATAATTGTCCCCATCCATCAGGAGAGTGCCCCGATTTCTCTTGAAAACTAATTATACACACTAATGGTTTAAATATAAACTACTCTCAACAGACTTCTTCCCATATTTACAATGAGTCCATCCCCACTCTGTTTTTAGTCTCTGAGCCTGACCTTAGGGCGCTTAGTGTCTTGAAACACCTGATGCAAATGATGAATAATACCGGAAACTCGTTTCGATCGAGTGACCTCGGAGTTATGAGCCCCGCGCGCTGCCCCTGCGCCATTCCGGTTAAAGTTGTGTTGCTCTTGTTTTACGTCGCTTAAGCTATGACGAACCGTTTCTTTAAAACGACCAAATTGTATAATACCCCCTGTGGGTTTTGATCCGACGACCTCCAAGTTATGAGCCTGGCGCTCTGCCACTGAGCTAAGGCGGTATAATAAGGGTGGGTGCGCATATGACGCAAGGGTCGTTTCTGAAAAAACAACCAAAGAGGAATAATACCGGCGACAGGTTTCGATCCTGTGACCTTCCGCTTATAAGGCGATAACCATTCACAAAACAGACTAAAAAGTCGAAGAGGGAGCAAACGATGTTTTGAGACGCTCTGCCGCTGAGCTACACCGGTATAATGGTTCTGGAACTAGGCGCTCTAAGTGTCTGTAACACTGGTGCGATTTGATGAATATTACCGGCGACCTGTTTCGATCAGGTGTCCTCGGAGTTATGAGCCCCGCGCGCTTCCGCTGCGCCACACCGGTAAAGTGTGTGTTGATGTGGATGAGTATTTCCTTCGCAAACTACTCATTCACATATACATATAGTTGGATGGCTTTAAGTAGTTTTGGAGAATATATATTATAACAATAAAACTACTTAAAGAGCACCAGTGTTATACCCGCATATACTCGTTTAATGGATACCCCCGTTGTTGTCCACCCTATTATCCACCCTATTATCCACCCTATTGTTCAATGTATGGCCAATTTTATGAACTACTTTTCGGTATCTTTATATGAAAGCGAATTTACGAAAAATCACGAAGATTCATATGCGACACTTCATTCCATATATGATAAGGTAGCATTGACACCTTCGACGGCACCATCTTTAAATGACTCGGAACAATTTTATAATAATGTCGTTTATCTCGCCAATGTTACCTATACCGATGACCCTGATTACTACACTTATAAACGCACCTTGCGAAAATATATTATTGACCTGAAATTACCTGCAAGCTAAATATGATAAATATTGGTAATGTGGATAATACGGGAAATATATTATATGAACTGTATAATATATTATATGAACTGTATAATATATTATAAAATATTATAGAAGTATAGAATTGTAAAATGTATAAAAGATATAAAACGGAAGAATCGGGAGAATCGGGAGAATCGGGAGAATCGGGAGAATCGGGAGAATCGGGAGAATCGGGAGAATCGGGAGAATCGGGAGAATCGGGAGAAATAGAAGAAATGGATGAAATGACCCCTTTAGTAACACACTCACTCAAAACCGGTGATCTTCTTCTATGCGACGACCTCGCATATGGTTCGTGGGGTGTTTTCAGTTGGTTTATTAAATTTATGACAAAAAGCGATTTCTCACACGTCGGTATGATTGTCGTTGACCCGGAATTCACAACTACACCACTAAAGGGCACGTTCGTATGGACTTCAGGAATATCTGATGTCCCTGACGCGGATGATAATACCAAAAAGTTCGGTGTTCAATTGGTCCCATATGATCACTTCATACAAACATATGGTGGCAAAATATATTCGCGCAGAATAACTTTCGACTCTGATGATGAACATAACAGAATTTTTAATACGGATGCCCTTAAAGAAATACATCGTGTAGTTTATGATAAACCATACGATATGGTGATAACCGACTGGATCGAAGCATACTGTAAAAAAGACCGGCATCCGCAAAAAACGTCGCGCTTCTTTTGTAGCGCTCTTATCGGATACATATATACGAAATTGACGCTTTTTGATGCTACGGTTGACTGGAGTATACTATACCCGAATTTCTTTTCTAGCGAGAATAAAACGTTTGCGATGCTACATAACGCTACGCTCACAAAAGAACGCGAGATTTTATGATGGGGTGGGATTATAATATTTAGTATTAATATACATATATATGTATATTTTTAGTATTAATATACATAGATATCGATGCCGAAAACTGAAAAGGTTCGCAAAGGTCCAACAGAAAGTGCTACAAAATTCAGTGTCGGATTTGTAAAAAAGGGAATGATGGAAATATGTGGAAGATTATCGCCACCGCCGCTGGCGTTCATAGATGGGCTAAGGTTTCGGGGGCGCACACGCCAAACCATAATAAAACGGTCAAGAATGTTAAGAATAATGATAACGACAAGAATATCGATAATGTTTCACTTGATGAACTTAAAAAACTCGCCAAAAAACATAACGTATTAAGCTCAGGGAAATCTAAAGGGTCGCTTGCATTACTATTATTTAATATTAGAGGCACCGGATTATCTACTGAAGAATTGAAAAAAATTGTTGAGTTGCTCCCCAGTAAGGAAAAAAGAAAGGCAAAGGAAATGATCGCCAAACAAATGGGAAAACCTATATCCGATTATAGGGGTCTATGGCGCGTGGCACCGAAACCGATTGATAAAATGTCACGCAAAGAAATTATAAATAATCTGCGTAAATTTAGAGATGCGTGGGAGCACGAACAAGGGAGAAATCAGGGTTTGTCTGATGAAATAATGGCCGACGAATCAGAGACAAACTTGCGCAAACGTTTGAGCTGGTATTTTAGCGATACAGCGAAAAATCAGGCAGCAAATTGGATTCGTTATAACCAGGAGGGAGGACGCCTTAACAAAATATATTCCCTATCGTAAGAGCACCGACAAGTCCAAGTAGTGCACCGAAATGATAGTTATACTGCATTAGTTTATATACGTGTAACCAAGCTTTCTTCTGTGTGTCGCCGTCGATATGGAGTATCATCCAGTCACTCTTCGGCGCAAGCATATAGTAAAAATAGTTTACTGTTAGCGTGATTGCTCCTACAATACATATTGTAGAAGTGCGATTCAGACGACGCGAACCCGCCCTTGATGTATGATTCCACGCTAAAAATACGAACGACGCAATTAATCCTAAACCAAAACCTATGAAATAAATATGGCGACGTTCATTTGTGATTTTTTGGTATATTGCCACCTGCTGAGGTGTCAAAAGACGCATAAAATTTTGTATGGCATTGGTTTTATCTGAACCATACATTGTGAAAATCATCGCGACAATAAAAATTATGGCAACTACGCAACTCGTTGAGCATACCATACTATCCTATCCTATCTTATAAAATGTTATATATTATATAATATAAAATTTTATTATTTAGGTATAAATAATTGTATAATATGGTTATTTTCGTTTAGAATTATATCTATATTTGTAACATTTCAACTAGTAGTTCTTAGTTTACTACTGTTGTTACTGTTATTACTATTGTTACTGTTGTTACTATTGTTACTGTTGTTACTGTTGTTACTATTGTTACTGTTGTTACTATTGTTACTGTTGTTACTGTTGTTACGTTTAGCATCATAATCATTTTTTAGCATTTCTCTCACTTTATTATCAAAAATATCAATTACAGCATACATAAGATCTATTTGTATTTACAACTACAATTATACCTTACAATCATATATTGTTTTTATATTGTATATTTAGATTGTTTTTACAAAGTATTTAAATATCTTTATTTATTTAATTATTTTAAATAATTAATTATTGTATAATATATTATATCATATAGTATATATAATACAATGAACTTTATATTTCCTATAAACACTAGAAGAGATACTTCCAGAGTTTCAAAAATGAACTCGAAACTTCAGGATATTCGAAAAAAACCGCCTGTTCCCGTAAATCCGCCTGTTCCTGTAAATCCACCTGTTGGATCTTTGATGAACAAAAATAGTAGCATTATTAATAAAATTTTAAAAAAAATAAGTTCAAAATAATATAGTCTACTAAATATTTATTAATAAATTATTAATAATTTAATAAATTAATGATTTAATGATTTAATAAATTGATAACCATTATTTTAATAAATCCATTATTTAACGAATTTATTATATTATAATATATTATAATAAATGGCTTCTTTGGTGTTTAAGGATAAGAACGGCGCTGTCGGCTTTATTAGTGGTAAATACTACGATAGGGTAGACAATTTTTTTGTTGAACTTTCGGTTTCTGATAGTTACCCGATTTCACATAATCAGAACGACAGTATGTACTTCACAATCGATGCTGCTGTGAACGGTAATATTAATACCTTTAGACAATATAAGGTTAATATAGGTGATGTTTTACTTGGTAGCAATTCTTCAGGTAATATTAATGTAGTAAAAAGTATACCAGTTATTACTGATATAGTTACAGGACTCAGCGTCACAAATGAAAAACAACTACAAACATTTTCAAACTATTCTATTAACAGAAATATATTTGAATATGACTTACCATTACCAACCGGAGCTGATGTTATTGCTAAAATATATATTACTCTTAACAATATTAAATATACAGCGGTGTGCCCCCCTTTTTTATATAAACCTATAGTTCCCACATTAACCCAATTTCAGATTCAACAGAATCAGTCTAGTTCCGCATTAGAAATTACAGGTTTAAATGTAAATGACGTTAATTCTTTTATATATTTTCCTAAACAAATAAGTATACTAGGAGAAGTAATACAACAAGATAACTCACTCGATTCAGATGTTACGTTAGGTAGTATTGTTGTAAATGATAATAATGAATATATTAGCGATTTAAGCAGCATGGTTGCATTGTATAGTAATGGTGATGTAATACCCGATGGGGATGTAATACCATTATCAACTAATAGGTATGAAATAAATACACAACCTAATTCATCCGGTGGTGTTTTGTATAATAAAACTAACGCAGATATAATTGTTCATGCTATAGCTAATTCCAAGGAAACTGTAGAAATAAACTATAATTCAACATCTACAAATATGCTATATTTACGAGCACCTGTAAGTATTTCCGGCGTAGTACCATACGATGTCATTAATAATTATGGCGCATTAGATAGCCCAACTATGAAAATTATGACTGTTACTTTGGATTCCGACTGGACAGGATTTGAACCCACTAATGTTATGTTTACTTTGGTTACCGTCAACAATGACGTCCCCGGCGCAAATGGAGCAAAATGGATATTTACTACTTCTACTCCTTTACCTTACTCATCAAATGGTATTTATAATATAAACCTTAATCAAATGATTTACATTGGAACCTCTGACTCTAGCGATAGTTCAACTCACAAATTAGATAACAACGATACATCGTATGAATTGGAAGTTACCGCTCAATGGGTGAATCTTAATATTAACCGTTCAACCAAATGGGGTTCAAATGTGATATTTACACAAGATTTACCCCCAGTGGTATCTGTATCTGCATACAATGCATGGCAGCCATTATCATTTTTTACTAACTCAAATATCGATACATCTATGCCAAAGGCTGGAGTTACTCTTAGTATATTAAAGAATGATATGTTTAGTGGCAATTCATCAACTAGAACAGGATTAGATGATATTTCTAAAACAAAATTTAAAATTCAGTACACAAGACAATCCACCTATAATGAAACTACGGATGAGTATAGCTGGACCAATGTTCCTAAAGGTGCTATGATTCAACCAGATGGTAATATTAGTGGAAATACTTTACTTTTACAGGGAGCTACTTATTCGTATGATGCATATACGAATATGGGTAATGCTAGTATCGATGGGTTATTTGATTTACCTGGTTTTGTAGGTTATAATACTAATAAAATTGGTTCCCTACAACATCCTCTCTTCGTTTATCTTGATAACACAGATGACATATATAATGAAGTAGCGAGTGACCCTCTCATTTTTAGCGTAACCATTCAAACAACTGTTGATGGTTATGCGCCCATCGGTTCTGAGCTTAAAACATCTGTTCCTACTTACAGTCAACCGCTTTATATGATATATAAACCATTAGAATATTCTTGGACACCCGGAAGTAAGCTTGAACCCTTTATGATGCTTTTCAACAACTCAATACCTGATAGTTTAGCACTACCTATGCTTGTTGGAGTTAACGATGTTAATAGTCTTCAAAGTATATATTACTCAAATGCGCTTGTAAGTTGGGTAGAAAATTCCGCTATTACTCTTCCATACACTTCTTTCGCTAACGGTTTAAATCCCGATTTTAGTGTAGACCTAGGGCATAATGTTAGATACTCTGTAATTTATCAATATAACGATCCAAACAGTAATGGTAATAATATACTTTTAAATAGTAAGTCAAGTATCGAATATACCGTACCAGTCCAAGGTTTACCAGTTAGTTCGGATTATGCTGTAACCAATCATAGCACCGATTATGTATATGATAATGCATCCGATAAATTGGTATTTGATCTATCTATGGTAGCACCCTCTACGACAGGTGTTCCTAACGTGACCAGAATTGATGGCATTGATTTATTTATTACAGGTGTAAATAATGATAATGCAATCACAACATTTTATAACTACGCGGATCCTGATAATAATATTACAAAGTATACTCTTGGTAAACAAGAAGTTAGTTTATCTGGGTTATCTGGTTTGGTTCGTGGACATTCTTACCAATTGGTATTTAAACCTTTCCGTGATGATAATGTGATAAGTACGGGTGACCACGTATATCCTGCGTCATCGCAATGGTATCAGCCACCACAGTTTATATATTTGGAAACCAATGTTAGAAACACTGCTCTATTATATAGTTGGGTTATCACTGGCAACGATGCAGAACCATATGTTAACTTTTCCACAAATAAATTAGTTATACCTATGGATATAGGACAAGCGCCTAACTACTATGGCGCATATGTAAATTGGTATAAAAACGCTGCATTGAACATTGATGTGGTTAATGATCCAAATCCCGTGCCTTTAGTGTCGGCACTTCAGGGCAGCAGTGTTGACTTGCCTGAGTTTACTGCAACATATGGCACTATGGTTGTTTATTCTGTTACTTATGTTTATTTAAGTCTTGACGGAGTCACTCAAATTCTAGGAACTGAAAGTTCCCTTTATTCTGCACCAGTCCAAGGTTTACCAGTTAGTTCGGATTATGCTGTAACCAACCATAGCACCGATTATGTATATGATAATGCATCCGATAAATTGGTATTTGATCTATCTATGGTAGCACCCTCTACAACAGACGTTCCTAACGTGACCAGAATTGATGGCATTGATTTATTTATTACAGGCGTAAATAATGGCAACTCTGTAGCAACATTTTATAACTACGCGGATCCTGATAATAATATTACAAAGTATACTCTTGGTAAACAAGAAGTTAGTTTATCTGGGTTATCTGGTTTGGTTCGTGGACATTCTTACCAATTGGTATTTAAACCTTTCCGTGATGATAATGTGATAAGTACGGGTGACCACGTATATCCTGCGTCATCGCAATGGTATCAGCCACCACAGTTTATATATTTGGAAACCAATGTTAGAAACACTGCTCTATTATATAGTTGGGTTATCACTGGCAACGATGCAGAACCATATGTTAACTTTTCCACAAATAAATTAGTTATACCTATGGATATAGGACAAGCGCCTAACTACTATGGCGCATATGTAAATTGGTATAAAAACGCTGCATTGAACATTGATGTGGTTAATGATCCAAATCCCGTGCCTTTAGTGTCGGCACTTCAGGGCAGCAGTGTTGACTTGCCTGAGTTTACTGCAACATATGGCACTATGGTTGTTTATTCTGTTACTTATGTTTATTTAAGTCTTGACGGAGTCACTCAAATTCCAGGCACTGAAAGTTCTCTTTATAATGCATCGTTTCAGAATATGCCTGCTATTGGAGACTATGTTAATTCACCTGCTTACAATACTATCAATGGCCAACAGGTTTTCGAATATATACAAGATAATACTAACAACACGCTTGTATTTAGATTAGAAATATCCAATACATCATTGCCTTCGCCTAATCGTATCGATGGTGTTGTATTGTTTGTTACAAATGACACAAATAACGGAACAGGAGTTCAATATGTTCAAACATTTACTCGTGATGAAATTACTACAACTAATGGTCAATGTATAGTCCCTAATTTTACAGCAGCTAATTATTCATTAACGCCGGGTAGAAATTATACTCTTACATTTAAAGCATATCGTGATAATCGCGTATCAAGTGACGATGCCTTGTATGATACAACTCACTTTACTATTTCTGATACTGTAAAATCTACTGTAAACTTTGTATTTTTAGCTAGCCCAATAGCATCGATTTATGATGATGCTGAAAACCGAAAAACTAGTGGCCAAAATGTTACTGATCTTATTACGGTTTCTAATGTTGTTAAGAATCACAATAATAATGAAAACCCCGGTAATGTGCCAGATCAATTTCAATTTCAATGGCATAACTCTATAATTGATGATGTTATAGAATATAAGGTACACAAAGTAATACCTGCTAGTGGTAACATTGGTGAATCTGAACAACTTGTAGCAACTATATCAGCCAAGCCTGTATCTTCCTCTAATTATACATATTCTTTTAATGATAATATACCCGACCAAGCTACAACTTTAAACTATAAAATTACAAAATCATATCATGGTAGATTATCAGCTTCTACTGAAATACGGTTTAATACTTCTAAAATAATAAAGTCGCAGGCTACAATACTTATAAAAAAACAGGATGCTACTCATGTTTTAGTAGATCTTGAAGATGCAACAGTAGATATTCATCAATCGCACGCATTAGACCCTATTATTGTTAAGGATCAAGATAATTCCACAGTTATATACACTAGTAACAATGGCTTAAGAAATGCAAATGGCAAACAAAATATTTTGGATTTACTTACCACTTATATCCTAGGAAAAACGGTATCATTACATCAAGAATATACCTTAAGATGGCAATATTATGTTAATAGTGAACCATCACTGACAATTTCAGATAGGTATTATGGACCTTCTACAGCTATGGTGGTGGCATCAAGACCTAATATTTCATTAAAAAATCCACAGGATCCTAATTCTAATGTGACTTCATATATGGGTAGAACAGCCCTTACGCTAAAACTAAACTCAGTTATGGGAAATGGTGCTCAAGGGCTAATTAGTCCATATTTAACAACCGTAGTGATATTAATGACACAAGATACAGTTAGCGTTAATTCATCAACTCAAGTATCTGGAGCAGAAAATGTATTGATATTTAGAGGCGTTGCTGGTGGTGTTATAAATAAAAATCAGATGTATGAGGCTGAAAGTGATTTTAGTAGCATAGAATTGAATATTACTTCCAATAATTTAACTGCTAATACTAGTAATCAAAAGTTTCAGTTACATACTGGCACTTTGGACGATAATGATATGTCTTATCTCGTTTTACCCGCGGGTAATAATGATTATGTTTCTATGGCTGATATTAATATAATGATGCTTGCAATCAATCCGTATGGCGTCGATACTTATGTAGAGTCTTTTTTTTTTTTAATTAGCCCTACATTTACTCAAAATGGTGTGATTATTAATGCTGATTCATTTGTATTACAATCTACTCAGGATATGTCAGGTCCATCTTTTGCGCCCACTTACCCTAGTTCTACCAGTCAGGGAGCAATTTCTTATTCAAGCAGCAACACATCGGTTGCTACAGTCAATGCTATTACAGGTGTAGTTACCAATGTAGGTACTGGATCTACTGATATAATTATGTCACAAGCTGCTTCAGGAAAATATGTAAGCTCTTCTATAAAAGCTACATATTCAGTATTAGTTCCTGAATTATTCTATTATACAGATTTGAATTATGGTTTCGATCAAGGAGCATCTTTTCAACTAACGCCACCATCAAGCCCCAGTCTAGGAGCGTTTACGTATACTGTTATTGGTAATCCAGATATAGTATCCATTGTAGGTAGTTCGGCAGTAATGCTCAAAACAGGAACAACAACCATACGAGTAACACAAGCTGCTTACTCTCAATATCGTAGTGCTTCTATTGATGTTGATCTCGCTCTTACTCCTATTGTGACTGATTGGGGATTTAGAGGTGACACTTTTTACGATAATGATGGTGGTTCTAGTTTTGGTTCTCGGCTAGCCTTATCTCGAGATGGAAGTACTCATATTATTGGATCAATTCATAACGTATATACATCTGATCCTTTAAAGATATTTGCACAAATGGATGAAAGTCAACCAAATTATGGTCCTATTGGACATAAACGTATAGGTGCACGTGTACCTGGCGCTGGTGGTTCCGGATATATTGTGGCTCTGTCTAACGATGGAAGCACTGCTGTTTATGCTAATCCACTGTCAAGTCTAAGCGGCATTAATGCAGGAACTGCTTGGGTTTATAATTATAACTCTGGAAACGACACCTGGGTTCCAAAAGGTAGTCGTATAGACGGACCTGCTAGAGATGGGTTTTTAGGAAGTAGTGTTAGTATTTCTTATGATGGAACTAAGGTTGCAGTTTCAGGTGCAGGAGGAGAATTTCGTAGAGGGTTAATACGTGTTTATATGTATGATCCCGCTATAGCAAACTGGACACAAGAAGGTTTAGATATTGTAGGTGCTAACAATAATGAAATGTTAGGAGATGTTATAAAACTTTCTTTAGATGGATCAATTATTGCTACTAGTTCATATTATAGTGGATATGCAAAAATGTTCAAACGCGATCTGTTAGCGCCAAATGGATGGAACCAAATGGGTAATACTATAGTTAGCAATCAAAACGGTGGTTGGTTTGGACATGCCTTGGATATGTCTTATGATGGAAAAACTATTTGTATTGGAGAACATAGAAATCGTGGAGAAGTTAAAGTTTTCAGTTATAATTCTGTATACAACAATTGGGATCCTATTGGGCATATACAAGATACAACCAGCGGTTGGTTTGGATATAGTGTCGCTATATCTGGTGATGGAAATACTATTTCTATTGGAGCACCTAATAGTTCAGATGGAAGTGGTGGTGTTACAGAATCAGGTAAAGTTAGTATATACCGGCGCGATACATACAAGACTGTGTCACAATCTAATCCGGATCTTCCTAACTATAACCCCGATGGATGGACTAAAGTTGGTGTTGATATTCTTGGCAAAGAAAAATTTAGTAAATTCGGACAAACTGTTTCTATATCAGGAGATGGAAAACTAATTATAGTCGGAGCACCTGGAATACTTCAAAGACAGGGATACGTTCAAGTGTATGAATGGGGTCAAGTAGCAACTTTTGGTCCATATAATATTAATCCGGAATTAAAAGTATACAAAAATCAACCTATTACTAGATTATTAGTTCCACCTTCTACAAATGCTACTGGTTCATTCTCATTTACAAGTAGTGATACCAATGTGGCAGAAATAACATTTAATAATAATTTATGGTATCTTACTGTTAAAATGCCGGGTTCTAGTAAAATTACTGCAATACAAGCTGCGTCACCTACTTTTATCCGGTCAACAGTATCAACAGATCTTGTGGTTATGGCAATATATCCTAACTTAGGGGAATTTAATTTACCGGAAGATTTAATATACTCGCAAAATTCAAGTATCACTAGGACGCTTACCCCTCCTACTTCGAATTCTCAAGGTGATTTTACATTTACAAGCAGTAATCTTAATGTAGCAACAATTCAAATTATAAATGGTGTACATAGTATTAATATCGTTGGTTCTGGAAACACTAAAATTACCGCAATACAAGCGGCTTCGGGTATTTATGCAAGTGCATCAGCGTCTCATTTATTAAATACTGCTACAGGAGATATATCAGGATTTAGAGTAATTGATGATAGTGATTTTGTGGCTCTTGCTACAGAATTTACTAATTCAAATATGACTTTACAAAGATCGGGTGATATGGGCACGGGGCTAATTAGGAAAAATGAAAATTTTTATTCTCCTTATAAGTTTTATTTTAATGGTAGTTATAATAATTATTACGTATTTACGGGCGACGGAACATTTATTTTTGATTCTAATGGACTATATTCAAGCCCAGATGGAGATTTTGATAGTGGCACTAGTTCTCAAGTTCCTATTAAAAAGTTTAGTTTCTTCGGATGCGATTTGGTAAGTGATGTACGTTCAAAATTGATTCAAAATGATACGTTGTTACTAGTAAAAGTTAATGCATATAAGTTCGATGAACCATCAAAAACAGCTGAGATTAAAATGATGATAGACCGAAGAGGCGGAATGAAGATTAATTATATTATTTCTTCCTCATTTAATGCAGATAAAGTCACCATTGGGTATTCTGGCAGTAATCCCAATTCCACGAACGACGATCTATTTTTAGATTTAGATGGTGTTACATATAATGATGCTTATACAAACGTATACCAGGCATTGAATGGAAAAACTGTAGCTTATAATATTGGTACAACTCAATTAGTAAGAGCCGGCTTACATGCACATTATGATGCTAGTAATCTGCAATCACTTACAATCAATCAATTCTACGCAACGAGAATGAATGACATATCAGGGAACGGACACAACCTAATTTTACGTGACGGACCTGGACCTATGATATCAAATATTAATAACGTTCATGCATTAAATTTTAGTACTGGAACATATATATCCCAGACACCTGTTCCGATGAGTACAACTGCTATTGTATTTATTGTTATGACCTATAGCTCAGATACAGCATTCTGGGGTAGTTTTATGCATCACGGTTTTAGAGACACTAACTTTAACTTTAGACGCAACAGCGTATCGGCAACTAATCATAATTTAGATTTCGCAGTAAGTGCAAATGGTTTAGCTGAGTTATCTATGACACCTGGTAGATCATATATTTTAGTTGGATCAATTAATGGAAACAAAGTAAAATTTATGACATATTCACTTGAAGAATCATTGCGGTCAACTAACCAATATACTACTACTGCACCTTTAATACCTGGTAATAAACTAATATACGTTGGAAGATCAGATCGTGCCGATTATAATGAATTTTGTAATTCTAATATAGGTGAAATTATATATTATAGTCAACCGTTATCCGATCAAGATATTGCAACAAATATTAAGTACCTACGACAAAAATGGTTTATGCACACATTATCACCTTATGCGTAAATTTTTATAATAAAATTGTATACTTATTAGTTTATCAATAATATTCATATTTATTATGGTAAAAATATGAATATTTGTGTTCATACGATTATTTATTATACAAAAAATGTTAACACATAACCACGTTAAATCTACAATATGTATATGTTAACTAAGATATTTATCATATTTATATTTATTATTGACCGATATATGCACGCAAGTCTTAGTTTTGAGGCAGGTGAGGCGGGTGATGAGTGTGAGAACGCCGAATACGATGATTCCTATGACTTTCATCGTAATCAAGGTTTCCTGGACTGCCCCTGGTGTCGCGGACCTGCTCTTCTACGTCAGAATACGGTTCTGGAAATGAGTCAGAGTATTCAACGTTTACGTTTCTGTTGTCGTTTGCTGCTCCTGATGGACTAATGACAACGTCTATACCATTGTCGGTGTCATCATTGTTGTTATTCTCGTTGTCGGTCTCGTTGTCGGTGTCGTTGTCGGTCTCGTTGTCGGTCTCGTTGTCGGTGTTATCATCGTCATTGTTCTCGGTGTTGTCATCGTCATTGTTCTCGGTGTTATCATCGTCATTGTTCTCAGTGTTGTCATCATCATTGTTCTCGGTGTTGTCGGTGTCGCTGTCATCCGTCGTTTCACCGTCGTCATACCATCCGATCGGCATATTGTCTTCGTGTATATATTCAGCAACCGTTCGCAACAGCGTGAATCCAAACACGCGCAACAATTCCTTCAACCTGCGTTTGGGGTGTCTCGAATGTATTATGCTCTGCGTGTGAGCCGCATTTGGAAAATACGATATTTCCTCCGTGATGATTTGTTCCGCACTCACAGGTGTAAGCACATTTGGCACCTGGTGACCTGGGCGCGTTTCTTCGAGTTCCCAGCGACACATTGGGCACGTGTTTTTGATCCTCAAACTCTTGAGCAGACAAGTCATATGAAATACGTGACCACAACCAGTGCGCGTGATATTCGTATTTCCGATGCACACGGAATCCAAACAAACGCAGCAAGTATGCTCTTCGGCGATACCACCTGCCTTCTTTTCGGGTTTGAGCAACTTTGAAATCGTCCTACCTATATGATAATCCTCCGATTCAGATGTAAGTCGAGAAGTAGTTGAGCTCGTCGGAGCTGCAACAGTAGCACGCATTCGCTGGATGCCGCTAGTGAGCATATGTTGTCGCCTTTGCTCCTGCTTTTCCGCCCTGCTTGTTGACACTCCGACCTGTATACCTGTTTCCGATGTAGATTTTGCGCGCTGGTTCACGCGTCCGCCTGTAATGCCTGTGCCTGTAAAATACGCGTCATCCTCACCTGATCCTGAACTGCAGATAGATTCCCCGGCCACAAATCCGATAACTCGACTTAAAAGTGACATTGTTACAGTATGATGTTTGTTGACTTTTGTGTTCTTAGTTGATAGACAGATGAATCTCTTTCGATTCTGTTCGATTCGTTTCGATTCGCTATATTTCATTTATATGGTTTTATACGTTTCAATTTTCCGTATATACAAATAAAATTATTATTGTATGGCATAGAAAATATTAATATTTTGTTATTATATAGTTCGTATATCTAATCTAATAATGACAAAAACACATAAAACACATAAAACACATAAAACACATAAAAAAGATGGAAATTGTAAAGTAGTCAGAAGGATAAATACGACGCGGAAAATTCGGAAAATGCGGACAACTCATTCTGATAAACATAGCTCTAATAAAAATATAAAACATTTAGATCTTATGTCTAAAAGTAGTAAGGAGGATACTACGCATAAGAGTAGTATAATTATTTCAAATTTAGATAAAAAGATAAAAGGTAAACTTTATAATATAAATTATAGTTCTTTTGGCCACGGAGAAAGTTTTAATGTTGAATAAAATTATTTCTTGAATCTTTGCTTCTTTGTTGTAGATGATTTAGACTTGGACTTAGACTTATATTTTCTAGCATATTTTCGACTTTTGACTCTTGCATTATTAACGCTTCCACCTCTCTGGTAATTTCCGTGGTGGTGTCTACCGTAATGCTCTTTATAATAAAATATATTTCCAGGTGCAGGTGAACTTAGCGTATTACCTAACCAAGAACCAATCCCACCACATTTACCTTCAATTGTTTTTAAATCAAAATATTTCATTTATTGTTTTAAAATAATGGTATATTTATACTTTACATAAATAATATAATATATTTAGTATTATTTAATAATTACTTATTATATATATTGCTTTTATAATTCCACCCATAATGAGTTCAGAATCACCCATAATGAGTTCAGAATCACGCAATATGAGTAAAGATGAGTTGTATAGGTGGGAAAAAGCTGAAAAAAAACGTATAGAGGAAGAATTAAAAAGAGCAATGCACCAACAATATCTGCTAGACAGAACACATATTATATTTGGCCCGTTGCGGACCGAGATACGCCACGACTATTCGCGTGGAATATATTATGAATGCGACGAAACCAAATTTGGTTATTGGGAAATATTCCAAAAACCTATAGGATATCTACCACTATTTCCGGTCTGGTTAGACGACTGGAACCAACGAATATTACAATTATCGGTGGTACATAGTTTTATTCCATATGGCACTGTGAGAACATTTACTACCAGAACCAATAAACAACAACCGGATATATCAGATCGACAGTTTACAGAAGAAGAATTTACTAAAATAGTAACTGGTAGTAATACTATTATAAGCCGTATAAAAGATATTAATATTTATTATTATCCACTATTGAAGTATGGATTAAATCCTATTGGGGGTTAGAAGATTTTTTGAGATGCAAGTTTTCTCCAATCCGCCTAGTGTAGAATTAACCCCCGGTCTATTGAAGCCATATATTTTAAGCAGAAATGAACTCCACGAATTACCGAAAGTATTGTCGTCGCTTGGTTTACCTAGCGTAAAAGCAGTCATAGAAACATTCTCTATTAAAGATGAAAATGGTAAATATTTAACATCATTAAAGGAATCCCCTGTTCCAATATATTCTGGATTATTTCACGGCGATACTTGTGCAGGTGACGTATTTATGGAGATGTTTATCGGAAACGAAAAACGTGATACATTTAAGTCTCACGAAGAGCGTAATGCATTTTTTCTTCAAATATGTAAATTATTAATAATCGGTATAGAAAAAGATGCCGGGGATAGTCATACTAATGATTGTGTTAACCACGGGAATTTTGGTGAATGTTTGTCTGGTTTATTTGATACAAATAGCGCATACGCTTGCCCTCATTTTCATGACAATTATTTTTTAATAAATCGCGTAATTATGCTATTATTTAGTAAGATCATATCTGTATATGCTACAACCGTATATAAAATTGAAATGCATAATAAACACGTAAACCATTACAGTGATGCATTATCAGGTTTAGGAAAAAGTGTTAATTACCAACAACATAGAGAAAAGCATAAAGCAGCATTTACAACATCAATGAGTTCTGTGTTAAAAGATACTGAAGCCCCTAAAGCATTGGTCGAGCGTTATTTTGATATTGCGATTTCGATAATGAAAAATACACAATCTCATTCAGTAAAAGTAGAATATATTAATCCATTAAATATTGAAGCTTGTGCCGCCGAGGTTGTTATAGACACTACAGCGCCAGATTCTGCGGGATTGGTGAGATATGTAGCAAAGTTCGAAGAACCGAGAAATCCTGATGGAAAAACTATGGCGCATCTATTGGCCAAATACAATCCACTACTATTATATCAAATTATGCATGAAGGTGGAAAGGGTTCTCAATATTTTAATGTAACAACCAATACCGAGGATCATTATACACCAGCAAACCCGATTGCTTATTCGATTTCAGACATAGAAGGCGAAACGCCGAAAAGTCTTGCGATAAAAAGGCTAAAAAGTATGATACGCGATATCCTAAGTGCAGGTATTACAAATATTGAATCTGAACAAACAGCTATTGATTTTTTCGAGTCGCTTCCTGAACCGCAGAGAGATACGGTTCACGTAGAGAGGGAGTATTTTATGAAAAGGAACCTGGAACATAGCAAACGTAGGACTGCTTTGTCGAAGGCAATGGACCCAGATGTAGCTACAAAGCTTGTTGCAGAGTATGAAAAGCTACGAACCGCCAAACAAAAGGAGGATGAAAGTATTCGCAAATATATGGAAGCGAGTGAAACTGAGAGTCTTTTAACGGGTCGTCTGCCTTCATTGATGACAGGAATGCCTATGAAATCTGATAAACCTGGTGAACTTTATAAATCAGGAATTACCGTTATTCCAGAAGGGCTCGGTGGTGGAAGTGGCGGATGTGGATGCAGTATGAACTTGTTTGGAAATACGCGCAGATATCGCAAACGTGGCAGAGGATCGCGCAGACATAGGAAGCGCAGCGGTGGTGGCCGAAAAAGGACAAACAGCATAAGCGGGAGATTCGGGAGATTCGGGAGAAAAAGGAAAAATACGGCGCGTAAATATAGAAAATAGAAAATAGAATAATGAATTATATAGCGCTGATTATAAAATATTGTAAATTATATAATATTATATTCATAAATAATATAATACTATTTTATAATATAGTTTTGATTGATTCAAATGGCAAGAAGTAGATATTCAAAATCAAAAAAAGGGAAGAGTCGCCGTGGTAAAAAGTCTAGGCATTCTAGGCATACTAAGCGTAACAGTGGGTGTCGCCCCCATCATACTCGTCGTCGGGGTCGTGGTCACGGTCGCGGTCATAGTGGTGGTGGAACTAATCACGTATGCACAGGAGGTGGCGTTCAACAACCCTCTGGTGGCTATATGAGTTATAACAATGGTCTATGGACATCGCGTAACCCTGCTTGTGGTTCGGCTTAATAATTTTCGCGCACATCTTTTCCTACCGGGAACCGCGGTTTGCCTTCTTCCGTCAGCTCTTGATAAATCACGGTCAGCATTTTCCCGATGTATTTGTCGCCATTATTATATAAGAATGTTCGCGCCGCAATTGTCCCACGCGGACGCACCTTGAATTCGTTTTTATCTTTCGTCTGGCAAATCCAAATAACTGTTCCCTTGTCGCGTCCATCGCCTTGTGTGTATCCGATAATCGGATATTCATCTTCCATAAATTCCTTATATTTTTGTAGGTCGTGGCTCCGATAGTTACACCTATACTTGCCTTCTTTGTTGCGCAGCATAATACCTTCATACCCCTCTTCAATAAATTTCGCAAAGTTCGACTTGAAATCAGCAGACGTTTTCGCCTCGACGGTGTGAACGAGCCGGATATACGGTGGCAATGTGTGCGCGGACGAGGCTGATGATGCTGCAAGAGATGCGAACATTCGTTTGATTGTATTGTAGCGCACTTCATATGTCGCAGTCGGCGTTTCGTCGATCACGTCATATATATGGTATTCGATTGTCCTCAGCTTCTCCTGATCAGCGTCATCAAGCAATTTTCGTTTGATAAGACCAGCCAATTCTTCGAACGGCATTTCGGTAGTATATAATTCGCCATCCAGGACAGCAGAGGGGTATTTTGCGAATAGAGGAGCGAGTGAATCGGCGATATGTGCCATAGTATTGAAGTATGTGCCCGTGCGAGATTGGCGGTGGATTTCGCCAGTGATGTGGTCGCGATATATTACGCATCGAAGACCGTCGAGCTTGGGTTGGACGTAACAGGGGAACACGATTGTGTTTTTCTTGGCGGTTTTTGATTCTGGTGCAAATGTCTGGGCGAGCATAGGGAAGTATTTTTTGTCGGTTGTTGGTGCGGTTGTTGTTGGGGTTGTTGTTGGGGTAGTGATGGCGGTGACGGTGGCGGTGGCGTGTGCGGGAATCTGGGTCGGTAATGTCGTTTGATAGGATTCTTTTTCGTGTTTGTCAGTCCACTTTCGTTTTGTTTCCGCAATACATTGCGCGAGCGGTGTCGTTTCATTTTTCTTTCCGATATTTTTTCCCTCTGTGTAATCACGCAAGGTCGTCTGTTTCTTACCTTCTTGTTGTCCGTGTTCGATGATTGCGTATGCCGGGCTTGTTGATATATTTGCACCTTTTAAATATATTTCAGCACGCCAAGTCTTGATCTTTCCGCCTTTTTCTACGCCATATAGCGTAGGAAGCGTTTCAATAAGAGTATCGGAGGTTGTGGAGGCGATAGATAAAGCTTGCTGTTTAGGCATTGTTGTTGACGTTATAGTTTTGCTAAGTATGGACTTCTATATTATACTTTTTAAGTCAATTTTTTAAGTCAATTTGATTTCGATTTTCCGAGTCGGGAAATTGAAACGACTTATTATGTATAATTCAATAATAGAAAAGAATCAAGATATTCACCGAAACAGACGAAAGCAACACAATGGTCAGACTTTATGGCAAACTTTCAGTAGACGGTCCTGTGGCTGTGGGCAGGTATAGACAGAAGCACTGTATGGGTGGTGGTGGAAGCGTGTGTGATATTATTATTACTTCAAATCCGGGGCGCTTATCTTCCATAACCTGCGAGCCAAGTGCACCAAGTGCTGAGAATACGACGAAGGCATCGTCACCCAAGGCAGTGCATAATCGCATCATCATCGACGAAAAGCAAGTGCTTCGTAAGTTGGGGAAGCTGATTTATACGACAAATGCAGGTGAGACATTTACGGCATATCATTCGGTCGTCTTTCCGAAAATTGTAAATGAGGGGGACAATATTGTGTATGACAACAAAGAGAGCTGGTATGCTGCGATGCGTGTTACCGCGCCTATTCGATGCGATTGAGCTGGAGGGGCGTTTAAGAGATTGGAAAAACACGATGAACGGGATATTCGGGAGAAATTGATAAATTCATTTTAATAAATATGAATAAGAATCATAATAAGAATACGAACACGTTTATCTTTTTTTAGTTATAATTTTATTATATTATAAATATAAGTATAACCCATAATATGAAAAATTGTAAATCTAATTTATTTAGTATTTTTTTAATAATAGTCGCAGTGGTTATAGTTGTAAGTATTGGCGGATCAATATTTAGGGCTGTAAAACAGAGTAGCGTATATGAGGGGTTTCGTTTTCAGGAAGGTCCAGAGCTCTATCCATACGGTTATAATCCTCCTCCACCTGCACCTGCACCTGCACCTGCACCTGCACCTGCACCTGCACCTGCACCTGCACCTGCACCTGCACCTGCACCTGCACCTGCACCTGCACCTGCACCTGCACCTGCGCCTGCACCTACGCCTGCGCCCGCAGCATCAATTACTTATTATATAACCGGGCCTTCTATTGGTCCTTCAGGCAATTCGAAAATACCAGTAAGTAAAACTGTAACTATGGGTAATCAAACCGTTTATATTATATCTGATGGTGGTTTTACAAAAATGGTCCAGTGGCCTTCAAATATAGCTAAATATTATACAGGAGATATTAGTAGCTTTAGCGTAGCAAATTGGAGCAATTATAGTGTTCAAAATCCTGGTCAGTATATATTAACACCTACGCCGCCTACGCCTGCACCTACGCCTACGCCTGCGCCTGCATTTAATAACAACTCTGATGTAAATACGAATAGAGTTTGTATACCTACGAATAGTGATGGGTCATTTAAATATAAGGACCCAAACTCAAAATATTCAAATAAACCTGACCCTAACTATATATATAGTAATTCAAATCCTCCGGCATCTGGTTTTTTTGACCAATGGACAGAAAATTATAATCAATATTTGAATTCGGATTATTATTGGTATGGTGGAGATATAAATAAGTATTCTAAATATGCCCCTATGACAAATAGCAGAGTTCCTAATGGTACGGATTGTTCTAGTGCATATTCTTGTCCGCCGAAAACTACTAATCCAAAATGTTTGCCAGGTCCAGGACCTACTCCACCATCGTGTCCAAGCAAATGTAGGAAGGTAAAGGATCCTTTAATGGCTAATTCGACACCAGGTGTTTGTTCTTTTAATAAAAAGAGTGAAACTTATACTTGCTTGCCCTGCCCTACATACGGATCCGATGGTATGGATTGTAATCAGTTTCAAGAATGTAGCGGTTGTCCTGCTAGTATGACTGTTTCCGGATTGAAGCCAATTTATCCACGTCGCAAATATAATAAGCAGGATAGTGGCGGAAGTGGCGGTGGTGGCGGAAGTGGCGGTGGTGGCGGAAGTGGCGGTGGTGGCGGAAGTGGCGGAAGTGGCGGAAGTGGCGGTCAGTGTGGTGGAATTGATGGAATATGTTATAAGGGAAATGATGGTTGGAATGATGGTGATAGTTTGTATAGCGGAGATAATGTTGGCGGGTATAATAGCGGAGATAACGGTGGCTGGTATAGCGGTGGCGGCGGTGGTGGAAGAGATAGATACAGAAAACGTGATATAGGTGATAGATACAGAAACAAAAAACGTTATAGAGAAGATAGAGATAGACATTATCAGAGAGGTTGGGCAAGTTATGGACCATACGGTAGAGATGATGGTGGTGGAATTTATAGTAGCGATGGCACAGGCGGATATAATGGAGGCTATATAAGATATGGTAATGAACACAATGTTTTAAGAAGTTGGAGAAGAGATGAACGCCACAAATATCAGACGAATTATGGTAATGGTAATGGTAATTATAACGATAATGGTAATTATAACGATAATGGTAATTATAACGATAATGGTAATTATAATGGTAATTATAATGGTAATAACGACAGTGAAAGCTGTAAACAAGGAACAAATTTCATTAAGAGATTTCTCAGTAAATTTATGGACGGTGGATATGGAGACGTAGTAAAACCGGTTCCTTATATGGATTATATTAAATTTTAATTATTGGATTTTACATATATTCATTGATAGTTATGGATATTCGTGGATAGTTATGACTATTACTCAATTTTTAATATATTATATTTTGATATAGTAAGAATATTACTCAATATATCTCGTATGAAAAAGGAAATAGGCAAGCGAATATTTTTTCATTCTCTGAGAACTGCGATTATATTTGTATCTGGATTTATCATTTACGAAATTTTATTACGTTTAGAAAAGAAATGGAATAAAATGAATCCAGCAAAAAAAAAATATAATTTCCATCGAAAAAATGTATTTAAATTCATATTTATTTTCTTAATTGATTGCATAGTTTTATATACATTTTATTGGTTTTTTGAAATACGCTTATGAAGTGTTTCTATATATGAGTTTTGTATGAGTTTTGTATGTATTATTTCATTTTGCTTATACGGAAAAATGAAATGATATATGTTTGTAATGTGGTATATAGAATAATAGAACAAAACTGTTATCATCTTCAAAAGCATAATGAACAAAGTAATGTCTATTGCGCGTGAATATCCTGAACTTATGTCCATTGATATCATAATTCCTATAATAAGTATGATCACGTGTATTATTATGGGAATTCTTGGAATATTACATACCCAAGGTGTATTACCTTATCCGCCAGAAATGGTCATTATATTTACATTGTTATTTTGTATAGTAGCGAAAGTTGCGTGGTCGTGGGGAGACATATTGGCGGGTATAGGAGCAGTTGTTGCGCCAGCATTTGCGACGATGGGAAGTGTCGAGATGAAGCGAGAATAAAAAGTGTTAGTGGCGTTAGTGGTGTTAGTGGTGTTAGTGGTGTTAGTGGTGTTAGTGGTGTTAGTGGTGTTAGTGGTGTTAGTGGTGTTAGTGGTGTTAGTGGCGTTAGTGGTGTTAGTGGTGTTAGTAGTGTCACGCTTACCTTATTATGATACGGTAATGTATCATTCACATTTTTTTCGCATCGTATTCTACCGTAATTGAAGATCGGTCACTTGGGCAACATTTGCGCGATGCCATTGTTGAAGATTCTGATGATCGTGATACAGTCGCATATTGTCCATCTGCGCATAAATCGTTGCTCCATCATCCTCCCAATATTTTTCTTCGAGTTCTTGGCCAATGGTGAGAACAGATTTTGAGTTGTAATTCTTGGAGATGCGTGCGAAACATCCGTTTGCGTATCTGAACAGTTCGCGAATTTCTTCGAGGATTTCGAAGTGTTCATTTCCGGCGTTGTCCATCCTAACATTTGCGAGATTTGCTGTGCGAAGATGATCATTAAACCTGAAAACGATGTCTGTGGCTGTATTGATGACCATAGTCAAGACATTTTGGATATCACGTGATTTCTGGACGTTCTTGTCCGATCGCTGTAATGCCGTAGCGAATTCTTTCTCTGTAATTCTGCCGAGAATGTAGTTGACGCCCAGTTCTTCATTGTGGCGCAGAGGGTCGATTGCGAAGTGGGGAACCATCACGAGGCGCAGGTCGATAATGACGCGACATATTGCCTGGAATTGGAGTTTGCGGAATAGCACGCTGCGTGAAATGGTCATTATTTTCCTAATTTTGCGCTGTTGCCCATCCACGACGGCGCGGTCTACGCCGAGAAATATGCCTTTCTTGTTCGTTACGCAGTCCTCGAAGTATGCTTCCCATTTTTCTTTCGATGTTTTGACTTGCTGAAACTGGTGGTTGGGTGCATATGTATAAAATTCGCGATTTGCGAGTCTCCATATAGGAATGCTGCCACTTATGACTTCCATCGGGAAGTGCGCGAGCATAATCCTTGATGTGTTATGGTCGATTTCGCGACCGCATAAAATGTCGCCAGCTACGCGTGGGGCTTGACCAGAATTGCGCTGGCGCTGGAACTCATAGTAGTGTGGGTTGTGAATGACGGTTTCAATGCGACCTGTGACCCAATCAAACGCGCAGTCGTTACAGGCGGTACAGAACATCTGGTTACAACCGCTGATCTTGAAAACGCGAGCTCCGCATTTGGGGCATCCGCGTGTCTCGGCATCAATGAGTTTCGCAGAGGCGAGATTGTCGGGGTGGCACGTATGTTCGGTATCGTGCTCCGCACCCTTGATTTCGTGGCAATCCTTACAGGCCCACATATTACAAAGGTTACACTTCCACTGGGTGCTTAGAAATCCGCGGCAATTTGCTTCTGTGTTAGGGCACGGTCTTATGAAAGCGGCGCGTTGGGTTGCGGCTGCACCACCACCACCAGCGGCGGCTCCCTCCTCGGCATCAGCGGCAGGGCCTACACGAATGCGATAATCGATGCGCTGTTTTTCGGTTGCAATGGCGCGTCTTTGTGCTTCAAGTTCAGCGATCTTGGCGGCGAGTGCTGCTTCTTCATCGCGTAAAGTATCCTTGCGTCTGACGAGTTCGGCGACGCGTTGGCGTATGGGAAGAAGCGCCTTTTCTTTTTGGAACATAACCGTCTCGCGATGTTTTTTCCAATCTTGGGTTACGAATTTTTGCGTGAAGTTTTCGACGAGGAATTCGCGCGTAAATTCTTTGTGACATTCCATACAATTGGGGATTTGATTGGATGGATCAAGTATGACGGTGGCGTGGCACTGGCGACAGGCTTCGAAACCGCACGCCTGGCAGGCGATTGGAACGTGGGTTGAGCGATTGTATTTCTCGCAACAAATGACACATTCTGTTTTTGGGAGGGCTGGGGTTGATATGGCGACAGGAGCGATGATGGTATTGGCATCCATAATTGATACGTTTTTATTCGGGTTTTTCAGGTTTGTGTGTGTCTCTAAAAACTGCTTGTTGGATTTCTCGCGTATTTCTATTTCAATTTTCCGTGTTTGTAAATCAGAAATAGTAGATGTCATCGCTTGTATTACTGCTATGATGATTATAATTCGATGATGATGACCTTAATGGTTATGATATATTATATATATATAAATTATTTTTATGTATATACTATAGATTATGTATATACTATATAGCAAATTGCGGAGTTGGTGATTATAACTTAGCTTATATATTTTTGCCATAATGAATTGCTTTCATCTGCAAGCCGCGTAAGCACATAGGATGGCTCAGTATCTGATAAATAAAGAGGAAGTGAAATATGCGTGATATTCATAAACTGGGAGATTTGAAATAATTCGTTGTTGCTATTATTTAAAAATTGGAGCTCGTGATCGGGGGATATTATTTCATATAGTTTTGAAATAGTTGCGAACATTTGTGTTGTGTTGGGGATGTTTGGGGTGTTTGGGGTGTTTGGGGTTACGGCGTGGTTATATTATATGTATCTATATGTTTATATAATTATATAATTATATAATTATACATTTTGTGTTTGAGGTATAGGTGTTATCGCTGTCAGTATTGAAACGGAAAATTGATACGGTTTTATCCGTATATATTGTATAGAAGTAAAATTCATTCCGATAAAAATGAAGACGAATTTGAATTATAACACTATGTTCTTGTGTTCTTGTCCACCCACGCCGCCGCCCACGCCATCCCCCGAGCAGACTTCGCTATATTATGGGTGGTATTCTCCCGCATTACAGCAGCTTCGTCTTTCGAATCCTACATACCATACATTCCGAGGGAAGTCGATTATGGGTCCGCCATATACTTACTGGTATCAAGGAGAGAAGCGTGTGCTTGTGACGGAGATCACACATACGAGTATTCCGACGGCGCGACAGGTGAAAAATGGAGACATCTATGTGGGGCCGATTGATAAATACTATTGCCGTTCTTATATGCGATTGTCGGAGTCGGAGTTGGAGTAGGAGGGTGGTAAGTGAATGCGTTGCGGTGTGATGAATATTGTAACTTTTTTTTTGCTGTTTGTAATCGATAAAAAAAGTGTTAGAGTGCCGTGCAGTGCCGTCGTGCCGTGCTATATGCTTATCTTACCTGCTGGGCGTGGTGCGCGTGTATCGTTTTCGACACACACACACACACACACGCATTAGAATCGCGCACCTTGCGAGTAGAACTTCTTGAAGATTTCGGCAGTTTGCTCAAGTCCCAGCGGCGTGTATCCGAGAACAACAACCTTGTCTTTGGTCGTGGAATACGAGGGGACACCCATATCCTCCATCGTGTAGAAGCCACACGACCTGTAGAGCTCGATTTCCGCTTCGTTGTTTGCATCCACGCGGACGATTCCGATTTTGCGGTTCTTCACGATACACGCCGTCACGGAGTTGATGAGGCGCTTGCTCCACATCTGGTTTCTCTCTACGGTGCCGGCCTCGTAAGGATCGTCGACAATGAGGAGCTGGCAGAAGATGAACGGCTTGGATTCGATGTATTGCTTGACTTCGGTATCAGATGCGCCGATGAGCATTTCCTGGGCGACTTCGTTGTCGAACAGAGCGAATCCGACGATATCACCATCATCGTTTACGGCAATGCGGGCACGGCTACCATACTTGAGGATGTGCTCCTGGACGAGCTTGTTCGTGTTGATGCCGCGCGACTCGAGGAATGTGAGGAGCTTGATAGTGGTGGCTTCATCCTTGAAATCGACGCGCTTGATATTGGAGTCGGCGTCGGTGGCGGTGGCGGTGG